CGTCGAGAATCCCCATAGGCAGGGCCTCGCCGCTTGTGGAGCCGTGCGGCCTAAGTGGAAATCTGCTGATTGTAGATTCCCTGCTATCGGCTGCTACGATTCATCGATTCGCGGCAAGTCGTAGCCGCACCGAACCATCCACCGGGCACGTCTCCCGGGTCCCAGGTTCGCGTCGGGGTCGTGACTCCCCGATGACCGCGCGCGGGCGGTCGTTTTCGTCAGTCTCGCCGCCGCTTGGAACCCCAAGCGACGGCGTTGTCGTAGGCGCGCGGCGTGTAGTCCGCCGTGCGCCCGTTCATGGCTCCGCCCTCGCCTTTCGGGCGGCGAGCGGTGCCGGTGTAGCGGCCGTGGCTGGGCGTAGCGCCACGCTGGCGGCGCTTGCCTCGGCGCTGACCGCCGAAGGTGGCGTAGCCGTGGCCGGAGCCCCGCGAGGCGGGGTTGCCGTCCATGGCGAGGGTCGACGCCGCGTGGTCGATCCACGCAAACTCGGTCTGAGCGAGGCGAGCCTCGCAGAAGTCGAGCATGCGCTCGAGATCCGTGAGGCACTCCACCTCGCGGGGGATGGGCGCAGAGCGCACCACGGCCCGTTCAGGACCGTTGCGCACCCAGCGCCGCTGGTGGGGGCACCAGCGGGTCTTGCGGGCCTTCATGGGGCTCCTGGGTGGGTTGCTGACGTGTTTCGGCCCTCCATGGGCCATCCCTTGCGGGATCCGGCTCTCGCCGGTCATCAGGGAGGCGGATTAGCCTCCGACACGGGGGGGAGCGGCCCCCGAAGGGGCCGCCCCATGGCTGGAGTCAGCGAGCGGCGCGGGCGGTAGCGGCGATCGTGTCGGCGAGGTCGCCCTCGCCGGAGTCGCGCAGCGACCACTCGTGGTGCCGCCCGTCCTGGGCGATGCGGGCAGACTCGTCCATGTCCCGGACCTTGCGGCCCGAGGCACGAGCGGCTGCCAGCCTGTACTTGGAGAGCGAGAGTGCGGCCACGCCGGCGTTGATCCGCTCGTCGTCCCATCCGTCCGCTTCGAGGACCGCAGCCGCAGCCGGGTCCCGAGCGGGGATGAGGACGAGCGGCTTCGCCGTGTTGGCGAGGCCGTCGTAGGAGTCGGACGCCTGGGACGGCAGGCCGACACCGAGCTTGACGAGGACCTTTGCGATCTGCTCCGGGGTCACGAACGACTGGACCGCGTAGGTCTTGCCGCTCGGGACCACACCGAGCACGCCGTAGCCCTTGAGGTCCTTGATAGCCTCGTGCTTCTCACGGCTATCGCGGTAGAACACCGCGATCGCCTTCATCGCACGGGTCACCGGGACCGCGAAGGGCAGACGCTTGCCCGTGGGGCGGAGGACCGGGCAGGCGATGCCCTCGGCGTTGCGCACCGTGAGGTTCGCCACGCCGGCTGCCTGCTGCTCCAGATCGGCCTGACGACCGGTGCCCCCGGTCGTGGTGCCGAAGATCATCAGGTTGCTACGGGTCGCCCACGTCTTCACCTCGCCGAGGTCCTCGGTCGTGAAACCGAGCACGCTGGCGCAGAGCAGCCGGGGCGCGGCACCCTTGATCTTGCCGTCCTTCGTCTTGACGAAGCGGACCTTGTCGTCGGTCGTGTCGAGCGTCTGGTAGAACGCCTCCATGGTCTTGACCATGGCGGTGCCCATGTCCTCGGTCGCCACGCCGTCCGTACCGATCCCGACCTCCATGTCCTCCAGGTGGAGGGCGTAGCCCCCCACCGGCGTCGCGGGGTCGTTGACGGTCGGGTAGACGTAGGCCTCCGTCGTCGTCTCGCTCTCCCCCTCGGAGTCCTGGTCCAGGCCGGTGGCCTGGAGCATGGTGGCGATGATCTCGGCCTTGCGCATCTTCATCGACACCTTGATGGACTCGTCCATCGCGGCGAGGTTGCAGAGGTCGGCCTTGGTCATTCCGTTGAGGTCGAGCATTGTATTTCTCCATGGCTTGCCGGATTCCGTACCGACTACGCCCCATTCGTCCGACCGACATGGCCGTCAGGTTAGGGGCACGGCTTGATGCTTGCGGCTCGAAACGCAGAGAGGCCCATGACTCCGAAGAATCATGGACCTCTCATACGTTTGTCTTGGCCATGCGTGCGTCGCCATGAAGCGCACGTCTCCCCTTTTAACGCGCTTAGTTCTTTCACGCGGGATCGGAGGGTACAACCGATGTTTTGTAGGGTCCCGTTGCTGTGACGGATTGCCCATGCGCTCACGCGCACCAAAGACGTATGGCCCAATAAAGGATGGATCGTTGATCCGCGCCAGTAGGCTCAGCATCTCGCATACGGTGCGAGATACCAGCATGAAACGCGGTGACCCGTGCGGAATCCTCACGGATCCCGAACGTCTGCTACTAAAGACTGTTTTCTCAGCCTTGACGATACAGAAAGGCTACCCGCCTATGCGGACCCATCATAATGACCGCGCCACATGCCGCACCATCCCACCACACAACGCGCCCGGACACACGCACCAAGGGTAACAACGCCGAAACGTCATATCCAAGATGCGCCCGATCCCGATCCGTCGCAACGGAAAGGGGAGCACGATACGCGGATTTCAAGCCGCACGATCAAGCGATCGTATCGTCACATATTCGCGTTTCAAGGTACCGGCGGTGTCACACCCCTTCGCGGGTCCATTCTCGGTACACCGACAATATAACCGGCTCGGCTCGGCTCCCCCCCACACACGGCGGCACGGCCCTACCCGCCGCGCGCACGCGCGCACGCGCGACGGCGCGAGCGGGCGCGGGGGCCGCGACCCCCCCACACCCGGCGGCGACTGCGGAAGGGACCCAGGGTGGGGGGACCCCCTTTCAATCGGACCTTGTCCTCAGATTCAGGTGTGTTACAATCGTATACTCCCAGGAGTATCCATGAAGCTGCGACTCGCAATCGAGCTCAACGAGCGGCAGGAACAGGCCCTCGAGTCGGTCATTCGGGACCTGCGTGACGACACCAAACTCCAGGCGCTGGGCGGGGAAGTCACGATGCATACGGCACTTCGGTACATTCTGTACGAGGCGCTGAGCGACCGGGCCTTCGCGGATGTCCGGTATCCGTCAAGAACGGAGCCGCTGGCGCTCGAGCCTGAGGTCGAGGTCGCCGAGGTCGAGGTCGAGGCCAGCGAGGTCAAGGCCGACGAGGTCGATGAGCTGGCCAAGAAGACCTACGACCGGCCGGCGCACTGGGAGTACTCCGACCAGGGGGAGTGGGAGTTCCCCGAGACGCAGGCGGCGATGCACGCGTACTACACCGCGGCGGGCTGGCTGCGGTGCGCCGCGCAGCTCGAGGACCGGCTGCTCGAGTTCTACTGGACGCCGGACGGCTCGAAGCAGGGTCTGGCGCCGTTCGACGGTCGAGACAGCTACAACCGCATGGTCGCTCCCCAGCGTTCGCCGGACGTGGGGGTCGCGCACATGGTCCCCGAGGACTGGGACGAGCCTCGAGGGGCGACGGGCGACATCGGCATGTGGTCGCCGGGATGACGGCGCGGAAGTTCGCCGACCTCGGGGCGGTCATGGCGGCCAAGGCGGGGTCGTCAGAGCAGCTCGAGGTCGTTTCGGCCGCCTCTTCGGACCTGGTGCCTCCGCCGGACGCCTCGTCGTGCGACGGTCACTGGTCCGCGTGGCTCTACCAGCGCTTCCCAGGCGGCTGGCAGGACAACGCAGACGCCCTGGGGCTGTCGCGGACGACCGCGTGGCGCCAGGCCCGGCGCTTCTGCCAGCAACACGGGGTCAAGTGGCCCCTCTCGCGACACTTCGGGGAGCGCCGGGTGGTCCGAGAAGTCATTCGAGGCGTCCGATGAGGTCTGAGAGCGACCATCAGCGAGGCTTGTCTGAGGCGGCACGCGCCGGTCAGGCGGCAGAGTCGGTGAACCACCCCGCGCATTACGGCGGGGACACGGTCTACGAGGCCATCAAGATCATCGAAGCGGTCGATTTCCCGCAGAAACTGGCGTTTCACCTCGGAAATGCGCTCAAGTACGTGCTCCGGGCGGGCAAGAAGGACCCCAACAAGACGGTCGAGGACCTCAAGAAGGCGGTCTGGTACCTGAATCGGGCGATTTCGGTCCTCGAGCGCCAGGAATCCGCCAACCGGGCGGGTCAGGGGGCCTGATGAGGGTCGTTTTCTACGGTGGGCGCCACTTCAACGACGTCCATGGGCTCTACGAGGCCTTCTACACCCTGTACCGGGGCCGCGGCATGGTCGAAGTGGTCGTTTCGGACGAGCCTGGGGCCCCTGAGCTGCTCCAGACGTTCGCTCGGGGGGCGAATCTGCCCGTGACGGTGGTTCCGGCGCCCTGGCTGCTGCACGGTCGGTCTGCGGAGAGCCGTCGGCGCCGTGTGATGCTCGAATCTGCGCCCGATATGGTCGTTCTGCTCCCAGGAGGGGAGCGTGTGGCGCACATGGGGTCTCTTTCTGAGGCTGCGGGCATCCCGGTCTGGGACTTGCGCGAGCTCGAGTACATCAGCCTGGGCGATGGTCGCCAGCTGGGCGAAGATGACATCGAAGAGACGAACGACGCGCCGTTCTGACGTCAGCTCTTGAGCAGCAGGCGCAGCGTGACGGTCGTGCTGGGGTCGGACGTCCCCGCGGTGCCCGCGGAGTTGCTGCCGGCGTACGCGATGCCGGTCGAGAAGGGCAGACCGAGCGGGATGGAGTACATCCGGGCCGTGTTGCCGGGCGCGTAGAAGATGTGAACGGGGTCGGTGGTCCCGTTGGTCCCGTTGCTGGTCGCATCCCAGAAGCGCAGGTAGGCCGGGTTCGAGCCGCTCGAGTTGTCGATGTAGACCCCGACGAGCTCCTTCGTGCCGGAGTACGCGTACTGGACGGTGCCGGTGACGTCGCTGTCGGAGACCTCGACGTCGGCGAGGTTGCCTGCGATGGCCTTGGTGGCGTAGCTCATGTCAGCTTCCGACCAGGAGGGTTGCGGTCGACGAGTCGTTGGGTCCGGTCGTCCCGGTGTCGCCAATCTCCGTGACGCAGCGGAAGCTGCAGGCCGTGGAGAAGGGCAGTCCGTCTGCGATGACGATGGTCTTGCTGCTGCCCTGACCGATTTCGATCTTCATCACGGGCAGGCTCGAGGCAGGGTCGACCGACTTGGCGTCGTAGAACTTGAAGTAGACGTCGTCCACGGTCTCAGCTGAGTTGTCCAGCTGGAGGAAGTAGACCGACTTGGCGCCGTTGAACACGTCGGCCGACACGACGTTGCCGGTGTCCGTCTGCTTGACGATGACGTCCGGCAGGTCGGTGCGGTTCAGGGGGGTCGTCGACAGAGCCATGGACGCTCTCCTTCACGCGCAGCCTATCAGCCGCCCGTGGCCTTTGTCACGGACTTCTTGGGATGCCAGGTGCCCTGGCAGGACCAGTAGCGGGCCTTCCACTTGGGTCCGGGGCTGTCGCAGTTGTGGCGCGCCCGGAAGTTCTTGCGCCGCTTCGGGTCGTCGCGCTTGATTTCCATGTTCGGGTCACCGAAGGTCACCTTCACGACGTTGCCGTTGGGCTTCTTCACGAAGACGACGAACTTCTTCTTCCCGTAGGAGGGCTCGCCCTTCCTGATGCGGCGAGGGCTGTTGAGCTTGGGGGTCTTCTTCTTCTTCTCGGCCAAGGCGCACCTCTACGGGGTCATGATAACACCGTCGGGAGGACTAAGGCGCCGGCTCCGGGCACGCCTTGGACGCGAGGTACGCATCTTGGATGTCGCCGCACTCCGGGCGCTGGGCGGCGCTCTGCCCGTACTGCCAGCACGCCTGGACCTGGCACGCGAGGCCGAGCGGCTCTGCGATGCAGGCCGGCGGGGTCTCGGCGAGCTTGTCGCGGATTTCCGCGTCGATGACCACCGGTCGGCCTGCAGCCTCGGCGACCTCGGACAGCGTGGCTCCCTGCGCCTCGACCAGCCCCTTGACCTCGGCGAGCTCTTCCGCGTCGCCGGGGGCGGTGGCACGGCCGACACCGAAGCCGGCGCCGAGAGACGCGAGGACGGCGAGCCCTACGACGATGCCGGTGATCGGGTCCACGCGAGCCTCCATCACGCGTCAAGCGTAGGGGTCAGCGAGATGGTCAGCTTGGCGGTTGCGTCACTCACTGTGCGCCCCACGCAGCGCACCCCTCGGCCAGGACCTGTCCGATGAGGGTCAGTCCGTCGTGGGTCAGGTACTTCTGGTGCTCTTCGGTGTCCATGAAGACGGGCTCGAAGCACACGCCGGACAGGTTCGACGGCCCGGAGTAGACGCCCTTGATCGTGTTGTACGCGTTGCGCCACTCGTCCGGGCTGGAAGCCTTCACCAGGTGCCGCCCGACGGCGGTGATGTCGCTCGCCATCGCCGCTGCGATGCTCAGCGCCAGCTTGTGCCCGCCAGTGCTGCGATGGTCGTACAGCGCCACGGAGTAGTCGCCCCCGCCTGCGTTCAGGTGGCAGGCGATGTACGCGCACTTGTCGTCGGGGTTCGCCAGGGCGATGCCCGCGGCCTGCTCGTGTCTCGACGAGTACCATCCACTGTCGAGGATGTGGACAGTGTGGCCGTCCGCCTCGAGCATCTGCTTAGCGGCTTCGATGTAGACGAGAGTCAGGTTCGCTTCCCGCTCATCGTCTTGGACCTTCCCGTCTCCGTCCAGGTCGGCGCCGGCACCGAGGTCGTTCTTGCCGGGCTTGCCGTAGTGCTGTCGGTCGAGGATGACGATCACGTTGCCACTCCATTGTCGCTGTGCTGGACGATCGCAGCATCGAGCTTTGCTTGCAGCGCCTCGTGGCGCCCGTCAGGACGCCTCCTTCCGGTACGCGCACTCGCCATCCGGGCGCTCGCACACACCTCTCTCCATCCGGTCCACCACGGCGTCGAGGCCCGCCATGATGCGTTCGTGCTCGGCGCTGTGCTTCTT